CGTATCAAAAGGTAATGTCAATCTAGATGTGACCGAAGGTAACGTAGATGCACAGATAGGTGGAACATTAAATGCAGATGTAGTGGGTAACACAACATTCACTTCACCAACTACAAAAATGACTACAAATTTAACAGTTGACGGTACGGTTCATATCACTGGTAAACAAACTAACGATAAAACAATACATGCAACTGGGGATATATCAACCTCTGCTGGTAACGGCCCAACACTTGCAACTCATTACCATAAGACTAAATCAATGGATACTGGTAGTGGTGCAAATGCTGGTAAGACTAATAAGTCCGAGAGACCAGGCCCAGGCTCTGCCCCAACAGATTTTCCTGTAGTTCCTGCTGAAGAATAGAATGATGCGAGTATAAATAGATATATGTCAGACCAACTAGTAAATAACGGAAAGACCGTTGCAAACAAAAACATATATTCTGATATGGATATAACCATGAGAGCTCATCCAGTAACAGGTGATGTCACTCTTAAAACGGATACGGATGCAATACGTAGAGCAGTAAGAAACATTGTTCTAACCAACAAATATGAAAGACCATTTAAACCAAACTTTGGTGGGTCTATCAGAAACATGTTATTTGAATTAGACACGGATAGAAAGGTACGTAGAATGCAAAGAACTTTAGTAGAGACCATAGAAAAGTTTGAACCAAGAGTTTCAAATGTGTCTGTAAGATTTGATGATGTTGACAACAACAATATGGATGTAACCGTATTTTATAACATTAACGAGGGTGTTCCAAATAACGATTTGACATTCACAGTAACAAGGGCACGATAAGATGGCAACAAATAGTTCACAAATAAATGTAACAGATTTAGACTTTGATTCAATTTCAGATAACCTTAAGTCGTATCTAAAAGGACAACAACAATTTAAAGATTACGATTTCGAAGGGTCAAACATGTCAGTCTTGATTGACCTTCTTGCATATGCATCTCATATTGGTGCAATCAATACTAACATTGCAGCTTCGGAATTATTCCTAGACTCTGCACAAATGAGAAAGAATGTAGTATCACGTGCAAAGGATTTAGGATTTATTCCAGCGTCTGAAGCAGCGTCCGAAGCAACAGTAGATGTTGCATGTAGTGGTGTAAGAAATGCAGACGGTACATTGCCAACCACTTCAGAAATGCAACTTTTAAGAGGAACAGTTTTTCAGACAGTATACGATGGAACCAACTACGATTTTGTAGTGTCATCAACAGTAAGACCAAGTCAGAATGGAACTACTTATAATTACACGGATGTAAACCTTGTACAGGGAACTTATGCAACAGACATCTATGTGTTTGATAATCAAATTGCAAATCCAAAGTTTGTGCTTAGTAATCAAAGGGTAGATAAATCTAAATTAAGTGTTGTGGTCACAAGTAGCGGTGTATCATCTAACTATGCATTGTCAACAGATATCTCAGCAATTACTACAACCTCTAAAGTATATTACACTCAAGAAAACGAAGAAGGATACATTGAACTTTATTTTGGTGATGGTGTTCTTGGTGCTAGTCTTAAAGATGGTGATTCAATTGCAGTGACTTATATTGTAGTGGATGATGCTCATGCAGATGGTGCTAACTTATTTACAATGGTGGGTGGTATCAATGGATTTTCAGATGTAAGGACAACTAGAGTCATTCCAGCTACAGGTGGTGCAGAGAAAGAATCTATCGACTCAATCAAATTTAAAGCAACAAAGTTTTACACATCTCAAAATAGATTGGTAACACTGAATGACTACAAAGCAAAGGTCAGTGAGTATTACCCAAACGCAGATGCAGTTGCAGTATGGGGTGGTGAAGACAATGACCCACCCGAATATGGTAAAGTGTTCATTGCACTTAAACCCAAAAACTCAGACTACTTATCTGATACAGAGAAGAAGTTAGTTCAAAGCAAACTCAACAAACTAAATATGTTGACTGTTAGACCTACTATCATCGATGCAGACATAGTCAAAATTTTAATTACATGTGTATTCAAATATAACGAGAATGCAACACAATACTCTAACGGAGAATTGGTGACACTAGTAACAAGTGCAATCAATACGTTCGACAATACTAACCTTTCAAACTTTGATTCTGTATTCAGACATTCGAATCTTGTTAAAGCTATTGACGAAACGGATGGTTCAATTCTTTCTAACACATGTAATATCAGATTACGAAAAGCAACTACTATAAAGACTGGTCAAGAGACAGGATATACAAGTGTTTTTGGTAATGCATTATACAATCCAAACGATGGATATAATGCAGCGGGTGGTGGTATCACCCAAACAACAGGTTTCTATACTCAAGGGGATGCAGTTAACATTCATTATTTCGATGATGATGGTAAAGGTAACCTAAGACGGTTCTACTTATCAAGTGGTGCCAGAGTTTATTTGGATAGTACAGCTGGTACAGTGGATTATCCGAATGGGAAAGTAACAATCAATGCCATCAATATTACCTCAACGGTTAATACTGATTCAACGATTGATTTCACAGTTATACCAGCAGGTAATGATGTGGTTGCAACACTAGGTAATCTAGTAGATATCGACCCATCAGATGTTAGTGTAACAGGTGAAGTAGACACCATTGCAAGTGGTGAGTCGAGTGCTGGTGTTGGGTATAAATCCACATCAACCTCTTCATATTAATTATGCATAAAGTGGTCTAAGACTGTAGGTTCAGTGCTTAGAGTAGCATTCCTCGAAAGAGGTTTTAATTAAATTAGTCAATTTTAGGAGAAATAAAAATGGCAGATAAGAAAATAACAGCTTTAACAGCAGTTGCTGATTCAGAAATCGGTGCTGATGATTTATTGCACATTGTAGATAACCCAGGCGGAACTCCTGTAAACAAAAAGATGACCATTGGTCAGATGTTTGAAAACATTCCAACTCACTTAGCAGTAGATGATATTGCTACATTGACAGCAACAGCGTCAAACCTTGCATCAACTTTTGCAACGTTCATTGATGGTACTGCTTTCAGTGGTGATGTTGCATTCACTTTGGATAACGGAACAGACGTAGGTCAGTTGAAAATTATCCTTGCTTCAACCGAACCAGCTTCAACTCATAAAGCTAATATTACTGTAACATCTTGGGGTTACTCCACAGATACTACAGAGCAAATTAAGTTAGACGCTCGTGGTGAAGCAGTAGTGTTGATGTGGAACGGAACTTCTTGGTTCCTTGTCTCATCACTAGGTGCAACTTTAAGTTAAGGTTAAACTAAAATATGTCTCACCAAGATTTTTCAATAGATAAGCTAAGTCATAGACTACCTTCATTACTTCCCGAGTATTTGAAGGAAGAGTCTCCGATGTTTGAGGCTTTCCTCAATGCATACTTTGAATATCTAGAGTCAGAAATCTTGGTCTTTGAAACCAGTTCTAAAACTGAGTTTGCAAAGAGTGACATAGATGGTGTTTCATTAGAAGATGGTACAGGTGCTATATTATTAGAACCTGCTACCATCTCACCATCACCCGACCAAGATAGTTCAAAAATACTATACGATGGTTATAACGACAGTGACGAACAATTTTTATCTCCATACAAAGTTGGAGAATACATTGTAGGTAATACTAGTAAGACTGTATCTAAGATAGTAGTCATCAATGGTAATACATTATACCTACAAACAATATCGGGAACAGGTTTTGCCAAAGGCGAAATCATTAAAGGACGAGAAGGTGGACGAGAAACTTCCGTTACTTCATATAAAGAAAATACAATTCTCGCAAACAATCGACTATTAGACTATTCTGATATCGACCATACAACGGAAGATTTTTTAAACTACTTCCAAACAGATTTAGCACCATCTTTCGATTTGGGTCTCACAATGAACAAGAGACTTACAATCAAAAACATCAAAGACCTATATCAACAAAAGGGTACGGAAGATTCATTAAAGTTCTTAATGAGACTTCTATATGGGGACGATGCAGAGGTGCGATACCCTTATAACGAAACTATATTTGCATCTGATTCAGATTACTCTCAAGAAAGAAGAGTAAATGTTAAGATGACCATACAAGGTCGAGTTCCAGTTGCAACAGACAAGATTGTAGAGTATAGAGATTCAACTAAGACTGCAATTCAAGCCGAATCAGTTATTGAATCTGTATATGTTCTTGACATCAATAACGATGAATACTCATTAGAAATTACAGACAATCACAAAGGAACCTTTACTGCTGGTGCTGAAGTAGACCTAGTTGACAGAGATGGGGTTACCATAGAAACTGCAACCCTTCAAGGTTTAATACATTCTATAAACCATGATGCATCTTCAACATATGTCGGTGTAGACTCAGAAGATGGTAAGATGCTATCTGAAACAGGGGATTCTACATTACTAGAAGATGGTGGGTTCATTCTAAAAGAACCTGTAGATTTTGACCTATTGTGGGAAGATGGTGGTGGTATACTACTTGAAGGTGGTAATGCTGGTTCCATGTATAGCAATGCTGACACAATTAATTTCCTCGGTGCAAAGGATAACCTAGAT